GGGGGGTGTTATTATTATTATCCCAAGAAGGTAAAGCGAAACAAGGCTCAATAACCGCGAACGGTAGTAGGGTGGGTGCGCGGGGTGACAAATATAGAGGATAAAGGTAGGTTGATGGGCGGTGCATGGGTGGTAGACATACCATGGTAGCCACTGAACTGGTCATTCTGGGCGTTTTGGACGTCCTCTGCCTGCTTTCGATCGTCCTCCTCGCCCGCTGGATGAGGAAAGAGCTCGAGGAATCGGTCGCTGAACTGGATTCCTCCCTCGCTATGGCGATCCAGAGCACTCTGAACAAGCTCACCGGCGAGGGAGTCGTGTCCTACGATCCACCGAACCCTCTGCAGGCTGCCCTGGCGCAGATGATCATGCAGAAGATTAGCACGATTGACGGCCTTGGTCAACAGAAAGGCCCTGACGGGATGTTTCAGAAGACAATCGATGAGTTTCAGTAGGATTATTAACGACTTTGTTCACTTTCACTTTCAATGGCACGCAGAAAGACGAAGCGTCGACGCTCGAGAAAGAAATTCATCAACCTCTATGACATGGCGGTCGCTTACGGCAATCTATCGATCATCACCATGGGAACTCTAGGCTCTGGACCTGTGGAGGCCGTGACTGGATCGTACGATATCGGCTACACCAGGACGGCGGACGTCGGCCTCGGCCGGGGATCCCAGATGCTCGCGCTCACTGGCGCCTCGCAGATCAGCCTGGCGGACATCATGAACGCCCCGACTCTCAGCTTCCAGCAGATCATGGACAACGCTCAGGCAAACGCGGTCCCCATGCTATTTGCAGCTACGACCTTCAATATCGGAGCGCGCATTTTCAAGAAAGTCATGCGCAGACCATTCAGCCAGGCGAATAAGCTCATCAAGCCTCTCGGCCTCGATGTGAGGATTGGTTGACATGGCTACAAACACAGTCACTGGAAACCTCGTCTGTTCTGACGGGACCAACATCCCGCTGAAGCTTGATCTCGCAGAAGGAACTGAGACCTCGCTAACCACAGATACCGCTTACACCGTCGCAGCGCAGAACGTCGGCGACTTCGCGCCTGGCAAGACCGTCATCTCTGGTCTGGTCAGTTGCGACAATGGTGTCGGGTACTGCTACGTATTGAGCCAGGGACTCGTGGCTGCTATCATCCCCTGGTCAGTCAAGGGTGCTGTAACCGACGGATCGCCGGCGCTCTGCCAACCTTACACCCTCAAGGCAGGTGACATCGTCAAGTGCATGAATAATACAGCTGCAGACAGAGAAGCGACGATGGCAGTCTACACTGCACGAGGAGTCTCGAGGCTATTCACCGTCACACCGAGCGGCGGCGCGACGAATGAGCTAGTCGATCTCCAAACTGGCAACTCAATAGGAGATACGCTCCAGGGGGACCGCATCGTCAAGTGGTTCGGAACTTCCGTCGATGGATCGAAGATTGAGACGCAGGGCTTCTTCGTCGTCGACGCCCTGGGTAACGTCATCGGCTCTTGTGCCGCTGGCTCGCCGATCGTCCAGCAACCCAGTTACTCTTCGGCGAATACCGCTATCGCTCTGAACTACAAGGCCCAATTCCTAACCAACGCATGAGGTGAGGACTATGGCTAAGATGACCAAGGCTGCAGGTCGACGTCGACTGGGCGAAGTAGAGAGCAAGGCGAAGAAGCTCTTCCTTCGAGGATTCATCTCTACGAAAGACCTGGAGTCCATCGAGAGGATAGTCAGGACACGCTCTAAGTCCCTGAAGTGATCGGATGCCGCTTCCCAACGCTGATGCGACATCGGGCCGGGTGTACAAACTCCTCAAGACGGAGACTCTGGAATCAATGAACGCCACCGCTGGAGGGGGCGCACGTGTGGCATCTCAAATTGGCAGCCCGATCACCATAGAGCACCTCAACGAGGACGAGCTCCGACGTCTCGTGCTGGTTTTCCTCGCACGCGTGACAACTCAGGGCGAATGGGAGGGGCTTTTCTGATGCCATTACCTGATGCCGAGAAGAAATCGAAGCGTGTCTATACGCTACTGCAGAACATCGACCTCGAGAACGTCACGTTTGCCAACATCCAGGGCGTAGGGAACACGATCAGCATCGAAGAGATGTCTGAAGACGAGCTTCGTCGACTCGTTTTGATCAACCTGGCCCGTTTGTGCGTCAAAGGCGAATGGGACGGGTTGCTGGGAACGTGATCCCATGGACGGTAGAGAGCTCGAAGTAGCCGTTGACGCCCGAATATCAGAGCGTGTATTCAATCTCCTCAAGACCACCGACCTCGAGAGCGCCAGTTTTGAAACTCTTCAGGGGGTAGGGAACCCCATTCACATCGAGACCCTGAACCGCCAGGAGCTCTTCGACCTGGTTCTGGTCAATTTCGCTCGTTTGACGATCGCAGCAGAGTGGCAAGGACTCCTCACCGGGGGCGGCGGTGGCGGGATCGGGATGGTACTCCCGCCCGTCTCGAACGCGGCTTCCACGGTGCTCCCCCAGTACGCCCACATCTCTGCGCCATACGGCACCGGTTCGATGTCGACACAAACTGTAACCACAGATGCCCCGCTGTACTGTCCGTTCATAGCTCGTAGGACATCGACCTTCGACGACATCTATCTCTATGTCACTACTGGTATCGGCTCGGAATCCCTCGTCGACCTGGGACTCTTCTCGGATGACTCTGGCCAACCAGGTACCCTCCTCGGCAAAGGCACCGTGGATGTGAATACCAACGGCGAGAAATCAGTCGCCCTGGTCGCCGAGGCGGGCCAGTCACTCTCGAGCGTAGCTGGTGATCAATACTGGTTCGGATTCGTGAGGCAATCAGGAGTAGGGAATTACACTGTTCAAGCCGGCAATAAGGATCACATGGCTCAATGGGCATGGGGTGCATACAGCACCAGATATGGCATGCTCGCCCAGTCGGGCACCGACAACACCCTACCCGCTACAGCTGCATTCTCTACGGGCTATGCCTACAACATGTGCGCGATCGGCGTGAACTACGGGTGATGTGGATGAGTGAGCTCAGTGACAAGGCCAAGGAGATGCTCACGGATTATGGCGCTGCGTTCCTGCTCGGTTGGATTCTCGGTGCTGGACTCGGCCAGACTCTCTGGGACTCCATAACCGGGGTGCTCTGATGACCAAGCGAAAGCCGGACAAGGTGATTGAGTACCGCTTCAGCCTGCAGGACAAGGAGCGCGAGATGTTCGACCAGTACGTGCACGCTCATACCTTCAACAGCATTACGACACCGATCATCACCCTGATGAACGACGTCACCGGGATGGCTGTCTTCCTCTCGATCCTAGCGGCAACAGGCATAGCCGGTGTTAGCTTCACTTTCATCTATGGTCAAGAGCTGACCATCGGGAGTTTGATGGAGGCGTTCTGGCTCCAGCGAATGGAAGCTCACCAGACGATGAGAGAAGAGACTGGGGTGACTGGTCCTGCAGCAGGCCAAACAGGAACCGAATTCTGGACTGGCCTCGTTTACAACCTTCTGAACCCCAACTGGACCTGGTTCGATCAAGAGCCCTGATTACGAGTGCCTGTACTCCCGCTCTAATCCCGGCACTCGTATTTGGGACGATTGGATTTGGGCTGCAATCCTTGCTCTCCAAATCCTAACCCGGTGACACGGCTACGAATCCTGTATTACCCCCCCCTCTAAGGGAGAGATAGACCATTATTGTCGCACGCCTCGGGCCTCTGGCCGCAGCACAGGCAGATGGTCTCGACCTCGAGGATCTCGTCGACGAGGTCCGAGTAATCGATCTCCATGCGCTCGCTGACCTCGAACCACTCGATCTTCTGGATGTTCTCTTCGCCCTCGTGGGTGCGAAACCTATCCCAGCCTTCCCAGGAGTCGAACTCGATCGCCAGCCATTTGAAGAACTCGCTCGGTGTCATTTTCTCACCATTTTTCTGAAATCTGGAAATCATAAACATAGGTACAAATTAACCGTGGTACTGCGAGCCTTTCTCCTGGGGGGAAAAAAATCGAATAGCGGAAATCAAACTCCCAACTCCTCTCGGAGCTCGCGGCAGCATCGGGCGCACTTTTGCCCCCTGCGATCGTCGCCTCCTGTTCTCCTCAGCTCTCGACAACATCGAGAGCAGACGTATCTCATTCCGCAGACACTCCTCATTCCTGAAACTCTCCTCTGTTCCTCTGGCGGCACTCATGCCGCAGCGCATAGTGGGGTTCGTGATTCGGCCGTACTAGAAGTTTCCAGAGTCGAGGACGGCCACGACCCGACCAGTGCCGGACTAGCTGCGTTCGGACACGCTTGCCGCACTTCCTGCAGCGCCTCTGCAGAGTGATCGCGCCAGGGCGAGTCGCCCAGGTCCACCACGTCTCGCACTGTGGGCACTGCCAGAGTCCTTTCATCATGTTTCTTCCTCCAGAAAGTACCCAGATTCCGCGAGAGCCTCTGTAAGGGCCTTTACGTCCTCTCTGAGGGCTTTCAACTCCGCAGTGCGGTTCTGGCATCGCCTATGGTCCTCGATGAACTCAGACAATATCCTAGAGCGTCGTTTCTTCGGCCATGACGCAAAAATGGCGTAAGCGGGTTCGGACAAGCTAGCAGAGATGCCGGGGCACATGATCCGACCCAGATAGGGGGGTGTTATTATTATTATCCCAAGAAGGTAAAGCGAAACAAGGCTCAATAACCGCGAACGGTAGTAGGGTGGGTGCGCGGGGTGACAAATATAGAGGATAAAGGTAGGTTGATGGGCGGTGCATGGGTGGT